TGCTCTTCGATCAAAGCGAAAGAATCCGCTATAATGTCCAGAGTCATAGGACCTGAGAAAATATGGCTTGAGTCAGTCATGCTATTGAATATTCTTAGCAGGAGTGACTCTTCATTCTGTTTTAACTGGTTAAAGGCGGAATCCTGAGCTCTTTCTATTAGATCATATCTTCTCTCACGAAGTTGAGTTAAAAGAATTGTAGGATTACTAGAGACTTCAAAAAATGGAATAATGGCTGAATTGGATCCTGAACCAAATCTAGGCAGAGTTATGATGTTTTGACCCGATTCATCTACAGCCCTGGCACCAGAGAAATGGTCATATACAGGAAGAGCTCCAGCGAAAAGAGACTCAACCCGTAAAGCCCTCCTAGCTATAGAGCCATAGTCCATTCTCTGTCGGAGTGGCTGGGCCATACTAGCCGCTAATTGCATACGGCCCCCAGCCGTTCTAAAGAGCTCTGATAATTGGGACTCGCGAGCATCAGCATTAACTTTTTTAGGTAAGGTTTTCTCTTTAGGCTGAGGGGGCCGTAATTCCTTTTGCTTCGGAGGATCTTTTCCTAATGCTATGTCATAACGATTCATTTTTATCCACCTTCATCTTTTTCCATAGTCCTGGAACCATAGTTGACAGTTCTTCGAAAGAAAAACTCATCAAGTTCTTCCTTTTGACGTAATCAGGAACAGTTTCTTCTTTATTTTTATTCTTCTGGGCAATTAAAGCACAAAGATCAGCTTTTCGTTCCATACTGGTGTATTTATCTGAAATCTGTTCCGAATATTTTTTAACGTCGTCTGAATCAGGAATGACAAGTTTCTTTTCACTTACAGCTTGACGGGCAATGAAATAACGATCCATAAAACTTACACTTTCAGGAAATGAAATATTCTTTGAAAGGGAGTCTCTTTCGGTTGTTGAATCAGTTGTATATCACCCTCTACAAACTTTTGTTTAAGGAATACATCCAGGTCATTACCGGGAGTGGTGTCATCAAAAACTACTATTGTTGACCTCGTCGACAACTTCTTTACATTTTCATAATCAACAGATGCGTATTGGAGTTCATGAGAACCGTCGACATGAATCATATCATATGAGTCATACAAAGTGGGTACTACTACTCTACTATCCCCATAGAAGATCTCAATATCAAAATATTCTTTCAAAAAACTAAAACAGGGTTTAGTATAAAGGTGAAAATCCAGGTCAACCAGAGTCATTTTCATACCAGGATTTGCAAGGAGCATTAACAGAGCCGAATGTCCGGCGTTAAACCCTATCTCCATGACATTAGATGAGTCCTTCGCCAATTCAAAAAGATTGCACCGTTTCTCAAAAAATAAAGGCTCCAGAGGAGCATTAACGCTCGTCAAAGGATGCTGATAAAGAAGGTTACCCTCAACACAGGCATGACTCAGAGCTATCTCATTCAATCTTCTCAGAAGCTCATTTTCTTTGAGGAAATCATCAGTATACATTTTCAAATTCTCCTAAAAAGGTAGAATGTTTATTCTGACTACGGCTTTTGTATTCAAGAGGCCCATTCCTAGTCTCTCATAAAAGATAAAATTGCTTTCCCGGGCGTAGGAATCGTCTGCTGATATACCCACCATCACATCCTGTAGGCATCCTAACTGTGCAGGTTCAGCTATTACAAAAACGGATTCAGCAGGGACAAGCAGAGAATGGCTGATCTGAGCGCCATAAGCCGTTCCTAAAATTCCAGCAACTATTAATTCTCGATCCGTTGTTAGCTCACAAACGCCCCACCCACGCACTGTCGAATTAAATGTAGGATTGATTAAGATATGGCCAACTCTTAACCCATTCTTTTCTATCTCTGTAAAGGCCTCCATCAGCAGGGAGAATTCTAAAAAAACTGTGGAAATTGTTGATTCCGTTGCGGAGTCTAAAAGCGAAATGAATCTTGACCCCTCTTTGACAGCAAGATCTGAACTGGCTTGATTGATTATTTTATCAAATATGTCGGGAGTATCTCTATGGCTTCGAGCCGTATCTATGGGTACAGGAGTACCATTAATTTCAAAAATAGGCACTACAATTCGACGGAATTCTAATCTAAGTATTGTTGAACCATCCTCCGCATACACAAGAGATGTACCAAATGTATCATAGATTGAAGGCACGCCACTTGGAAGATTATCACTTATAAGGCATCTTCGAGCAATTGAAAGAGAGGTTACTCTCTGTTGAACATTAATCGCCATAGCTTCAGCAAGCTGTAACCGCCCCGAAGGCGACTGTGCTATGACTGATAACTCAGCATGATCCCGCAAAGTATTAGTAGACCTATAGTTATCCTCGGCAATTTTAACTGGTACGGGAGGGGGATCTTTGCCGAGAGCTATGTCATACCGATCCAGGCGTGTTCTCCGCTGGATCCTTGGATTAGAGCGCGACTCTATGATCTCAGAAGGAGGAGACGGGTTCTTCCCGAGAGCAATACTATAACGATTCATTTAGACCTTTTTTATTTATATAGTGTAAAACCGTGTCCTCGTAAGAAATTCCATGATAACTCATATAGGAATAAAAAGTCTTACCATCTATATTTAAAAATCTAATCCAATCTTTCAAACATTTTTTTTCATCCCCTATAATAATCCATTTCGTCATCCCCCTATTCAAAACCTGTTCTTTTTTTGTAGACCATTTACAATTATCTGGACTATATCCTTTATTATTGTCGATACGATCAAGAGTCATAGACCTATTTAATCTCTTACCCATATCTTTTAAAAAATTAGAAAATCCCTCAGGATTAGACATATGCCACCGGTCACATATTGTCACTCCTTTATAGGTCTTTATATCCTTTTCTTTAGGTTTCCTAACCCTCATATGCATATTCAGCCATGACTTATATTCTATGTTGGAACTTAGGCCACCCCTAGTCTGAGTTTCCTTTCTTAAACACCCACAACTTTTCACTTCACCCCTAGACAATAAAAGATAGCTGATATTTTTAATAGTACCACAGTCACATTTACATTTATAAACGTGTGGTACGGAGGACACAAGTTCTATTGCAACTAATCGCCCATATCTTTTACCCATATTTTTGAACATCACAATGCACCTTCAAAAAGGGATTTCCACCTACAAGCGACAGCCTCCCAGGAATATTTCTCTGTGTTTTTGAATCCTCGTTCTGACCATTCCTGCCATTTTTTCCTGTTGGTCAGGATATCAATGCACTCAGCTACAAATCTCTCTCGGTACTCTTTAGTAAGAGATTCCCCATAATTACCATTTCCAATAAGGATGCCCGAATCTCCAACTGTGGTCTGAAGACCTGCGTAATTGCTTGCTATTACAGGACATCCAGCACGCTGTGCCTCAACGGCAGTTATCGAAAATGTCTCTGTAAATGTAGTTGGATAAGCCCATAGTGAACTCTTCAACTGCTCAATAGCCAACTCTTTTTGACCTATCCGACCATGATAAAATACTCCAGGCTGTTTCATGGCCTTCTTGATCTCTTCCATCTTTTTTATCTCGTCTGAATTACTCCTTTGCCTGACAGCCAATTCCCATACGTCAAACCCATAGTAGATATGAAGCTCTAATTGAGGAATTTCTTCCTTCATAAATGGAAAGAGATAGAGCAGAGTATCCAGACCCCGGTCTGCTGATGAAGAATAAAAGAGCCTGAACGGATTTCTCTCAACTTTCTTCCCGTCATACCGACTAAAATCTAGGCCATTAGCCATGAGCTCAAATTTATTATCAGGTATGCCATGATACTCCCCCGCGAATTTTCTATGCCAATTACTTAAAACACAGAACTTGTCCACCTCGTCAAGAAGAATTTGATTGCGATCACTTAATAAAAAAACGTCATGAATCTGTACGAAAGTCTTTCCAGCCCTTAAAGGCAACTTGAACGGATCTGTCGTCCTGGAAGATATGAAATAGTCAATAAAATTCTGCTCAATATATCGATTATAATCCGTATAGTGCCGGTACTCAACCTCCCCGTCCATGAGCCCGGGCTCTGAGCAGTCACAAAAAGACTTGACTCTGTAGCCTATCTTGGAAAGTTCCCGGGCCAACCATACCTGCCAAGTCTCACTTCCCCCAATGCCTCCTTCATCAACATTACGAAAATCCCATTTATGCCATCCCGGACCGCTATAAATGACTACATTCTTTTTAGAATATTTTTCTTGAAGGTAAAAATTAGTTCTTTTATCCGCTGCTTGATATTCTTCTCGATTCTCTGTTTCAGCCAATTTTCTACTAACCGCGCCAAAGTGAAAGCAAAAAGCCTTATAGTTCTGACAAATCTTATAGCCCAGTTTCCTGATCCTGTTGCAATAATCGACATCTTCCCCTGAGTTCTCAAACCGTTCATCCAGTATCCCGACGTCCTGGATCACAGCCCTAGGTATTAGAGTACAGAAGAACGCGACCCAGTCCCTCTGAGGCCTCTCGTTATAGGGTGATTTGTAGTCATAAATCTGAGGAATTATAGGTGCTATCTGTTCATAGGTATTACACCCAGGAAGAAGTTCCACGCCCCCTATGTTCAGATTGTAGCTGTGAAGCCAATTTTTATCGCAGTTGGACAGCGGGTTAACAGCTCCCATGTCCGGGTCCTCTTGACAGGGCCTTATAAGCTCCCTGAGCCATCCTTTGCTGAGAATGGTATCATCATTGAGGATGCAGACATAGTTGAAATTTCCTGAGATTATTCCTGCATTGACCGCCTGGGCAAAAGTCATTCTGCCTTTTTTTATGTAATTGATATCCGATTGACTCGACAGATATCGATGCACTTCTTCATCAGGCCCATTGTTCACGACAGTGATTTTGTACGGGATGTCCGTACAAGCCCTGATACTGTCTATGCACAGTTTCAGGCATCGGGGATTATTATAGGTCGGAATAACAATGTCAACCTCGACCTTATTCTGATCCAAAAGTACATCAGCCCACTTCTGTCCTATAACATCGATTGAATAGCTCTGAGACGCTACCAGAGCCCTCTGGCTTAACTCCCGGCGAAGGCCCTCACTATCCCTTAGAAGTATGAGTTTCTCCCTCCATTCGTCAGAAGACCGGGCTATGAGGACACATCCTGGGTGGTCTCTCTCTACATCAAGATATGCCGGTAACGGAGAGCATATCGTAGGTTTGCCCAGGGCCAGGGCCTGGGTCACTCGATTGGCACTCTTGGCCGGTTGAGTCCCATAGTTTGAGGGAACAATAATTATATCAGCTTTGGAGAGGTGCTCTTTCCAGGTATCACGAGTCCATTGGATATCTGCATTGGAGTGCTCATGGATTGCAATGAGTTCCATTTTCAGAATTTCTATGACAGGACGTAATTTTTCTACTAGAACTGAGTTACCACCATATGAACATGACATTACTTTAAGAGGCATTTTAGCTCGTCCTTATTATTCTGCGACCAGACCTGGTTCGACTCTCTTCACGAATTATAGCCCTACCAGTACCAGATGAGTAAGTCTCCTCCATATCAACAAGATGCCGTAGATTAACTGTGCCTTTGATAGGAACTTTCTCCACGGACTTCTCTTTGGGAGCAGGTAGCCCTTTATTTTTACCTAGTAAGATATCATACCGATTCATTTTTAACCCGCTCAGCTAAGAGATCTATAGTTCTCGCGACAGATTCATCAACATGATATAAAGATCTGTAACGACCCCTCATTTCACGGAGACCACCGGGATAGTTGGTACCATATTGAAAAGGTAAACCGAAAACATCCCCTTTAGGATGGGGCAACGGACAAGGAACCACCACATGTTGCTCAGGGGTGGGTGGTTCTTTACCTAGTAAGATATCATAACGGTTCATAAGCCTACTTTTTTCTTCAGCCTTTTAATTTCTCGTATAATGACTTTTCTCAATGCAGGGGGAATGTCTGTTTTATCTTTTCTTATCTCATCATTATCATCAGAATGGCTGTTCCATATAGTAAGCATCATTCTGTAATACAATGATTCAATCAGAACATCCTCATAAGTCCTCTTCCTATTAATCCATTTATCCTTTTCAAACTTAAAAGTCATTCCGATATAACCTTCTTTACCCGATATTTTCCCCAAGTCAAAAGAATCCAAACGAGCAATGATAAAGTGATCACGAGAACTCCCAAAGTAAAAATTAAAATGCACGATCCAAACGCAATGTATACGGAAGGGTTGAAAAAGGCAAAATCAAA